AAGCCCATCTACAAAAAGAACTTTCGAATTTCGGACTCTATGTGTATTATGTTCTTTGTCAATTTCCTTAAGTAAACTTTTATATTTTTGGTTCATTGAAATTTTCTTTAACTTCCTTTGAATATTTTTCTATTGTTTCTAAACTAAAATGATGATATTCATACTCCCCCTCTTCTTTATAATTCACAGAAGATGTTAAACAATTTTTACCACTAAATTTTATGATTACATTACTAAGATTCAAATCATCAATCAAATTTAAAATTGAAATAGCTGAAGATGAATTATATCTAAAGTGGGCGTCTTCTAATAAAATGATTCTTAAATCAACTCCAATATTTTCTAAAAATGAGTAAATGTATTTTAAATGAATTAAAAATTTAAAATAATAATCTACCTGGTTGATTTCAAAACTTTCTATAAATTTAGATAATTTCTTTGTTTCGAATTCATCTAAATCTCTTTTTCTACTATGATAAAATTGCGGATGAACAAAAAATTTATTTCCAGTAAGAAATAATTCCCTTTCCCTCTCATTCAGTTCTCTATGGGATTGGACATCGATATATGAAGTTCTATCTAAAAGAGATAATTGAAAAATAATAACATCTCCTTTTTTATACTCAGATAAAAACTTTAATAAATTACCAAATACTTCAAAAGAACTCAGTCCAGATATTGCTTTATTTTCCTCAGTTAAATTTAGATGACTTGCAACTTCGCTATAAATTGAGAGGCGGACTCCTTGAGCCAGCCTCTCACTATTATATGTTGAATATGAGTCACCAAATATCCATAGTTTATTCATTATTCTACTTCATTTGGTAAGGCTGTATCAACCTCCATTGCTTCAATATCGTATGTATCTTTTTTGTATTGAAGAATAGTAGCCTCACAAATCTTTTTATAAATTTGCTCTCTTAATTCATCTTTCTCTTCCATCATTTTGATAAAATCTTTTGATTGGAATTTGATGATTTCCCCAGTATCGGTGTCGGTATATTCATACCAAGCTCCACCTTGCTTAACTAATTTGTTTTCTTTCAAACTTGTCAACCAACTACCATAGTTATCAATTCCTCTATCAAAGTAAATTTCAAAATCAGCAGAACGAAGTGGTGGCCCTAATCGGTTTTTTACAACCTGTGCCCTAACTGATATACCAACTATCTTATCCTGCCCGCCAATTTTCATTTTGATTTGACCAACATTTTTCAATCTCAATCTAACTGAAGCGTGGAATGCTAATGCCTTACCACCACTTGTAGTCCAAGGGTCACCAAACATAACACCTAACTTCTGTCTTAATTGATTTGTAAAGATAACTGCGATTTTCTGTCTACCAATTGTGTTGGTAATTTTTCTCATCGCTTTTGATATGATGATTGCCTTATCAGTTGCATAACCATCCTTATCATAATCAGCTTCCATTTCCTTTTTAGTTGATGCCGCTGCTACCGAATCCACTACAATTGTTACCAATTTCTGTGCATCCTTTTCTCTAACCTTTTCGATAATGGTTTCGATTGTTTCAAAAATATCTTCTACTGTATCTACTGATACATACAATAGTTTAGATACATCTACTCCAATTGCATCGAAGAATTCTCTACTCACCGCAGTTTCAGTATCAATCAATACTGCAATACCACCCTGCTTTTGAGTTTCAGCTAAAAGGTGGGCAGAGAGTAATGATTTACCACTCTGCTCCAATCCAGTTAGTTCGGTAATTCTTCCCACAGGAATACCACCATATGGTCGATTAGAAATAGCAACATCTAGCATAGCAGCTCCGGTAGAAATCCAACCATTCACATTGGTGGGAGCTCCTTCGGAATCATCATCTAAATAAAAGGCGATTTTTTGGTCTTTTTGTTTTTTGTTCAGACTATCAACCAAAATGTCTGCTAAATCTGTTTTTGCCATAATCTATATTATTTGAATAAATCTTCGAATGCATCTGCTACTTGTTGAGTAGTTTTAGCTACCGCTGGTTTTTCATCATCCCAAGGTAAATCAGATGTTGATTGTTTTGCTTTTGGTGCTTCACTCACCTCATCTAATTGATGTGGCTTAGAATCGAAATCAAATGAATCTGATACAGATTGTTCTGATTTAGCAACAACAGTCTCTTGAGTAGTAGAAGTTTCAGTATCATCAGTTGTGTTTCCACTCAACCAATTCTCTAAAATTTTCTTTAACTCATCGTAAGATAATTCAGAATAAATAGATGTGATATCTTTTTGATTCTCCAATAACTCTTGAATCTTTGCATTATCATCGTGCAACTTTGTAGAGTTTGGTTTCACTCTAATAGTTGTAGTAGGATAAGATGCTCCACCTTCTGGTGCAGTATAATCAACTACAATATCTCTACCATTTAAAGGATGTGATAAATCACCATAATCAGGATCTGCAAAATACCCCAATAATTCTTGATAAACGGTTTTACCAAATCCCCAAAATTTAACACCCTCATGCTCCAATCCTCTTACGATTACTGGCACAAAAGTTCTTAATTTTGGCTCCATTTTCTTAGCTTCACGATAATCATCTTTACCGCCCATTCTCTTAAGTTTGTCAGCAAACTCAACAATTGGGTCAGGTCTTCCGAAAGAAGCTGGTGATAAATAAGATTTGTTGTTGATGTTGTAGTGAAAATACAATTCAATAAAAGGAATTTCCTTGTTGAATTTGTAAGGTACTAAACGTAATTGGTGTTTTCCGACTGAAGGTTTCCATAGACTGTCGGCTGTCTTTTGTGTGCCCTGAAGTTTGTTCAGACGGGCTCTGATTGCATCAATGTTCGTTGACATAATTTATAGTTTTTAAAGTTTAAAATTTAAGTTTATCGTTACGAATATAAATATTCGCAAATCAAAAACTTAGAACAAATATACGAAATATGTTCCTAAGTTCCAAATGTTTTTCAGGATTTTTTTGAAAATTCTTTTGTAAAAGAATTACGATTTTTTTTGACTGTTCTAAACGAATCATATAATCTTTTTTGTTCGTTTATTTTTGCCAAAGTCCAATACCCATCCATGTGATGTTCATACATTTCTTCCCAAAGAGAAAGATTTTCAGAATAAGAATGTGGTTGAGATTGAGCCCATTTTTGAGCGGCTCTAAATCCTTTTGGAGTTGCAGGAAATTCACCCTCTGCGTGAGGATTTAAAAAATTTAAGAGTTTTTGTAACAGGCGTTTCATAGAAGAAAGAGTGGGAGATTCATCAATAAATATATACGAATATATCAAAACAATAATTTTTTTTTAGTTTTCCAAATATTTTTTTTATTACAATTTTCCCCCCTTAATTCCTATCTTAATTTGCTGGAAAATCGCTAAATTTTAATCCCCACATTAGGGATATCATTCCCATTTCTCTTTGAGCCCACTTCTTATTATATCGAAATATTTTTTTTATTACAATTTTCCCCCCTTAATTCCTATCTTAATTTGCTGGAAAATCGCTAAATTTTAATCCCCACATTAGGGATATCATTCCCATTTCTCTTTGAGCCCACTTCTCATTATATCGAAATCTTTTTTGAATTTCTTTAATTCCCCATTCTTTCCACTCATCGTTTTGAGATACGCTCATTTCCCATTCAGTAAACCAATTATCTTTCCTATCTTTAATATCATCAAAGGTAACATCATGATTTGCAATCTCAAACATTTTGTTAATTACATCTACGATAAAGATATCCTTCTTTTCTTGTAGTGTTAATCTTTTTGCCATAATTTAAAATTTACCATGATTCCAACCTCTACCATTTAGATAGTTTTCATTAGAGAGTTTAATTCCTAACCAAATCTCTTTAAAAAATTGCTTAATCTTTTTCATATACCAATAACTATTTCCCATTTTAACCAGCCAATAATGAGTTCTATATCACCATTCAATCTTCTACTATGAGTCATACCTATGAAAGGTAGAAAATAAACTTGTCCGTAAATTTTACAAATTGAAAATTTCATTATTTAGCCCACTTACCTCTACTTACAATTTGTGCAATGATACCATAAACGGAAAGGTCTTCGTATGTATCCTGTACCGATTCACCTACTTCATCCGGCTGTCCCAATACTACTAATTGTTTTAATCGTTGTACTTTATCGTTGATTCTAAACCAAAGACCTGTGAGTGAAAGTTTTACATCATCTTTAGTTTGCAGTGAAGTTCCTACTGAAATATTACCTGGCCCATAATTTCTTTGTTTCTTACAAAAAGTTTCATACATTTCAGATTGAATCTTTTTGAATTCTTCCATCATTTCAGGATAGACTCTTTCACAATAAGCTACTGCATTTTCTTCTAATTTGATATTTTCTTCCATTCTATATTTTGTTTTTACAAATATATGAAAAAAATATCAATTATCCAAATTATTTTACCTTTGGTTTTTCTTTATGGATCTCAGATGGGTTTACGTTTGTAGGTCTCACTACTGTACAATCACCTTGTTGATAATCATTAAATCCAACATCATCTTTGATTTTCATATAGCAAGGATTTTCTACACCATCTAAGTCTTCTGATTCACATTTTACCGCCTTACCTTTGCTAATACTGAATTTTTGATTAGAATTCTTAAAATTAGTATAATCCAAATCGTTATTGTAAAGAACTTCGGAAATTTTTTGATTCCTATAATATATTTTCATTGTTTCTTCGAATCTTACCTTTTCCTCATCACTCATACAATCAAGCACTCCAAGACCCTTAAATTTTTTCAATACGGCTTCAACTCGTCTTTCTGCCCAATCTTCAGCAGCTTTTAGTTCTTCTTCAGTAGCAATTCCACTTTCTACCATCCATTTTTTATCATCTTCTAATGCCGCCTTCTGCTCGTTAATTTGCTCATCTGATGGAGGGAAATTAGGAGGGGTTTGTTCCTTTGGATAAAGGAAATCAAATGTTGATAACATTCTCTTACCTCTGTTTCTTGTTTGATTGCTTTTAAACCTACTCTGTCTCCATTTTTCTTCACTTACTCCAGCTGCACCACCTTGTACTTTTACACTAATTCCACCAGAGAATTCTAATGTTACCATAAGAAATTCTAAATCAGTTTCATTTTCACTAATTTCATTTACAACTAATACATCAGCTGTTTTAAACGCTTCATCAGCTGGTAAATAAACTGAATTACCCTTTGCTATTAAGCTCATTGCAACTTTAACCTCCGCGTAATCAGAAAGTCCATCTCTAAAATCTTTACTGTTAAACATATCAGTTAGAAGTTGATTTAAAAGTTCCTGATATTCTTTTTGCTTTTCAGGATTATTTTCCAAATCCTCATCTTCAAAATCTTTAAGCTTTTGAAAGGTTTCCATTACCTTTTGATTTTCAGGCAAATCTATTTTATCTCCTAATAATTGAGTAAATTTATCAATCGATTTATCTAATAATTTTTTCCTAGCTTCCTTTCTTCCTTCAGGTGTTGTAGTATCACCAATATCAACTGTTTTGAATTTGCCAGGTGGTTTTTTAGAAATTTCTTCTTTCAATTGTTTATATTCATCAATACTATCATTTCTACTTTTAATGGAGTTGACTAAATCTGTTGCTTTTTTCTCTAATTCTTCATCACTAAGGTTCGGATTGCTTTCTTTTAATTTTGCTTTTGTTTCTTCAATTGTAGGAACTGCTAATTTCTTATGTGTTACCCCATTGAATACAACTGTATCTTCATCAATTATTTCAATTTCAACGTATTTTTCTTCTCCTATGATTTTAAGAGGTGTTCCATCTTTTTTACCAACTGCACCCTGTCCGGATTTACCAATTGTTACCCCATATTTTTTACCTGAACTCTCAGCCCATTCTCTACTTGCTTTTCCAGCTCCTAATTCAGCCACTTTAATGTATCCTTGATTAGGCCAATCTCCTTTCTTTTTTGAAGCAATATAGATTTTAACTTCTTTATCATTTACTATTTTAATATAATCTTTTGCAATGACTTGTTCCTCATCCGTCAAATCTTCACCCCTCGTCATCTTACCAACAATATTAGATATTTGCTCTTTTAGATTATCATCTAAAATTGTATCTTTATATTTAGGTTGATTCATTTTTTTAGCCGCTACATCTTTGTAATCTTTTTTACTAGCTAATGGGGTAACTGAAGTTGATTGCGAATCTCCTCCATCTTTATTAGAATCTAATTCATCGGCTTTTGCGGTTGCTTCTGGTTGGCCTTTTGGTTCAATTACGGTCAATTTAAGTGGATCACCATCACCATCTACTTTTGTCACAACAGTTTCAAATATCAAATTAAAAAATCTTTGATCCCCATCTATGAATATTTTTTGAACTACACTTTCAGTTTTAATATATTGTGCAGGCCCATTTGGAGTATCGGAATAATAATCTCCTCCTACATTATAAACTCGTTGATTAGGGGTTTCATCTGCTTTTTTAGGTTTAGGTAATTCACCATCATTTGAATCCGCTTTCTTTGCAGCAATTCCTTGCTCTTCCGCAAATTGGTTACACATTGGGATAGCATCTTTAATATCCATATCCACAACAATAACTTTCATATTAGCAGGTTTCCCAGCTTTAATCGCTGCAGATGTTACAGCTGCCCATCTATGGTGTCCATCAATTACAAATCCATCTCTACTCACATAGATTGGTGCAGTAATACCAGGATTTTCAGGATTTTCTTCTAATGCCTTAGTCATTCCAGCAACTTTACTACCTACTAATTCACTTTGAGTTGCTTTTAATTTATCAGAAGGTAATTCAGTTTCTACTGTCTTAATACCTTTCTCTTTTAACATTTTTTTGAAAAGAGGTTCGGTATCTACTTCACCTTTACTATCCTTTGGAAGGTCTTCAGCAGGAGTTCCTGGAAGTGGTTTACCTTTGAATTGAGGCATTTCTTCTCTAGGTATTCCCTGATTATCATCACAATATAAGTTAGTACCAGGAACAGTTATTTGACAAAGATTAAAATCTTCCCCTTTACTCGCTTTATCCGCTAACTCATCAATCTTCATAGATATTTCTTCTTTCTTATCAGAAGGTATTTTATCTAAATCAGATTCTTTGTTGAATACATCCTTATCTGCTTCCGGTAATTCTTTTTGTAAATTTCTTAAAGATTGTGGTTTAAAATTATCTTTCTTATTTTTGTTTCTCTCTCTCCACATTCCAACGTGAGAATTACCCATTGTTGCAATTACAGTATAACCTTTCTCTTCTGCCTCTTTTATTTTTCTATCTAACTCCTTTTGTCTAAAATCATTAAATGCTTTCTGACCCTTTGACAATTCGGTTTCCCCATAATTTTGGTCATCTCTATAATTTAATTGATATAAATCTTCTTTTTGTTCTAATGTTAAATTATTCCAGTCTACATCACCATCAAATTCTGCACTACCACCTTTTTTAGCTTCACTCTTAATCCATTCTTTAGTCTCATCGGTGAGATAATCATCTGCATCTAAATCATCACCCTGACCAATCATATTAGTCCAAACTGATGCCAATGCTTTGTTTTTATCACCATCATATGATTTAGCAATTTCATCAAATATAGGTGCATCTGAATTTCTCACATCTCCGTTTTCATCCCAACTTTCCTCTTTACCATTTTCAAAGTGGCCTAAAAAAGCATCTCTAATTTCTGCTTGCTCACCTACGAAATCAACTCTACCATTATCATCTACTCCAACTCCACCTTCTCCTACAAACATTACTTTTGCATCTTTAGGTAAGCTCTTTATTTTATCTATAATATTTTTAGTAGATTCAGTTCCTTCGCCATGCTCAACTCCAATTAACATTGAGCCATTTTCGGTAACCTCCGCGTCTAAATTATTTCCATCGGAATCCTTTTCACCTCTTAGACCATTTACTATGTCTTCGTTTTTCTTAATTACCTCTTTTTTAAGTTTTGATTGGTATTCAGGATCATCTTTTTGTTTTCTTTTAAGATTATCATGTTGATTCTTAAATGATCCTGCCATAGCTCTTTCTTTGGCAGTAGCAGAT